TACGCAGGATGCCGTGATCGACTGCATCCCCACGATCATGGAGATGAACGACAAGCAGCGCAAGGTGCTGCGCGAGTCGCTGAAGGAGTCCACCACGAAGCGGCTTGAGGAGATGGGCGCATTCGTGCAGAAGGTGCGCTCCGGCAAGACGCGCATCGAAGTGGCGGGCGATGCCACCGTGACGGGGGATAACCTCCCGGTCGCAACCGCCTAACAGACCCCCGGAACGGAGGGGAGGCAAGTAGTGCGCCTCCCCTCTTTTTCCCCCTCAACCGGAGTATTTGCGGCATGGACACAATCATCCTCATGCTCATCGGATCGAACCTTGCCTTGATTGGCTACCTGTGCCACAAGGACATGAAGGGCAAGCGCAGCAAGTCGCGCAGGAAGGCAACGGCGTGAAGTCGAACCCTTACATTCAGATGCTTGAACCTCTCATCGGTGGAACGATCACGAAGATCATCTACGATGAAAGCGACCCGCATGGTGATCCGTTCTGCGGCTTCATCGTGACGCGACCCGAAGCCGTGTATCAGGTGATTGCCTTGCGTGATCCCGAAGGCAACGGAGCCGGGTTCGTGGAAGTGACGAAGGTAAGAACTTGGCTGAAGGACACTTGCGACAAGTGTGGCGGACTGATCAACGGGATTGACAAGTTCCCCGCAGTTGGTACAATGGGCGTACCGATCTGCACAGATTGCGACAACTAATCCTTTCTGCGAAGGGAGTGCGTTCCGAAGTGAATGCGCTCCCTTCCTCTTTTTCCCCCTGTTCCCCGCCTCTTGGGTTGTCGAAAGGAGACAACGAATGGGTTACAAGCAGATTGGTCGCCTCATCGTTTCGCAAGATGAGAGCGAGTGGATTGACATCAAGCGTCCGTGTGTCGTGACGGGTGAACCGTACAGCGTCAGCGTTCGCCGCACCGATTGGGATGCGTGGAAGGGCGGCAAGTTGGCGCAACTTGCGTTCCCTTACCTCTCCCGCGAGGATCGTGAGTTCATCATCAGCGGAACCAGCCCGCAAGGTTGGGAGGAGTTGTTTGGAGGTAACGATGAGTGATCCATCGCTAGACCCCTCTGACGAGGACAACTACGACGGCGGCGAGTTCTTCTACGAGGAGCCGTCTGACGAGCCAATGTGGGAGCCAAACGAGTTCTACACCGATCCCATGTACGGGTCGGAAACTTTCTAATCTTCTTGCGTCCTGCGGGGCGGGGTACTTCCTTTCCCCCGCCCCGCTATCTTTTTCCCCCTTTGCCGACAAACTTCTAGCATGGACAAGAGAACTTCCCCCATCAACGGTCTGTACCTCCACGATGTCTACACCGATGCTGCCCGCATCAAGTCGTGCTTCCCGTGGGCTGATGTGAAGCCCGGAATGGAGATGGAGTGCTGGTCTACTCCGTTCAACTTCCCGTCGCCCACCGATTTCAACATCCTCATGCTGCGAGACATGAACGGCGAACTGATCGCCACGAAGCGCGAGGAGGGTTACTAAACCCTCTTTTTCCCCCACCGTGGTAGACTTTTGGGCAGAAAGGAACTTCCCCCAATGGCTGAACTGCGAGTCACGATCAACCTGAACAACGACGCCTTCCATGTGGACGAGTTCAACGAGGTGTCCCGCGTCTTTGAGAGTCTTGCGCGCAAGGTGGCGCGAGGCGACATGAGGAACCACGCCATCATGGACTCCAACGGCAACACGGTCGGTTCGTTCACCGTGATTGACGAGGATGCGTGATGGAGTATCCCAACAAGTGCATCAAGTGCGGAGAGGTTCACCAAGACCCCAACGCAGGACGATGGACGGAATGCAGGGAGTGCGAGGCTCGTAGCCCAAGAGTCATCACCCCTTCCTACTTCCATTTCGTGACGGGAATGACAGACGAACAACTGGAGGCAACCTATGAAGCCCAACGACAACTCGTCCTCAACCACAAGCGGAACAAAGTGCGGATGTGACGGGTGTGACGGGTCATTCGATCCCGATGCCCTCACGGAGTGCAGGTACGACTATCCCGATGAATCGTGGGAGTGGTTCAAGTTCTGCCCCGATTGCCTCAAGGCTGACGCATTCTAGGCAGCCGCCTCGTTTTCCCCCTGCCTCGCACCGCTTGGGGCAGAAAGGAAACTCATGCAGCCCAAGTATGTGAACCTCACCGACAAGCCCGCTGACTACTCCGACAACAACGGTCACGGTCAGCCCACCCACCTCCAGTCGCGTAGCACCGGAAGGTGGATCAAGACTCCCGATGGCTACTGCCGTCGTGACGATGGCATCATCTCCCACAAGTACCTCAAGAACGAGGAAGGCGAGTGGGAGTGGTTCCCCGTCCCGTCTACGGAGGAACTCAACTTCATGGCGTTCGACTCCGTGTGCCAAACGCCGTGGGGCGACGATGTGGAACCCGATCACCCCAAGTCGTGGCTCCGCATCTTGGGAATGATCTGAACCCCCGGAAGGGATGGGGGAGTTGATGGCAACATCCTCCCCTGTCCTTCCTCTCGTTTTCCCCCAGTCGGGTAGTTTTTCGGGCAACAAGAAAGGTACTTCAATGAACGACACCCTCCTCAGCATCTTCATGGCTTGCGACACGATCAAGGCGACCATCCTTGAGAACGCTCAACTCAAGGAGGAGAATGCTCAACTCCGTGAGCGCATCAAGGCGGCTGACGCTGCGCGTGATGAGGGATTCCGTTCTGCGGAGCGGTATCACGAGGAGATGGTGAAGTCCCTGCTCAGCGGGGAACTCATCGTCAACAGGGGAGGAAACTAGGCAACCGCCTCGTTTTCCCCCTTCCCCGCTCCCGTTAGGACACAGCCCCAAAGGGGCAGAAAGGATCGCAAGATGAAGAAGATGCTCGTTATCAAGATGAACGGTCAGGTGGAGGAGCGCGAGAACACGGGTCTGGAGTCCCTCCAGTCGGGTGTCGGTGGCTGGATCGAAGGCATCGACTTGGGCAACGGCGCGATGATGTACTGCAACGAGGAGGGCAAGTGCAACGGTCTGCCCGCTAACCTCGTCGCTACGCGCCTCTACGAGAACGCATTCGGCAAGGGCATCGACATCGTCGTGGGCGATGTGGTCATCGTCGGCTACATCTCCCCCTCCGGTGAGAACGACGGCGAGGACTACGACTACCCCGCGTGGGTGTCGGACGCAGCACGCAAGGAAGCGGAAGCGTTCGCACCGCGCTGCACGGTGTCGTGAACAAGAGAAGGGGAGGGAGTCGAAAGGCTCCCTCCCTCTCTTTTTCCCCTCGCACCGCACTGCTTGGGGCAGAAAGGAAAGCAACAGAATGGGTAAGGGAATGATTCGAATCGCCGTAGTGATCTGTGTGGCGTTCACCGTGTCTGCCGCCATCATGTGGGCATTCATCAACTGGCTAGACGCCAATCCCGTAGTGGTGGCTGGGTTCCTTGGAATGGGCTACGCAAGCAACCATTTCTTCAACCCACCGCGCCGCTAGCACCGAAGCACCGCACCGCGCACCGCTTTTCGCGGGGAAGGGAATCTAGGGGAACAAATCCTCTTTTTCCCCTCCCCGCCAAGCCGTTGGAACAGAAAGGAACCCCCATGAACGAAGAATGGTGGAAGAACACCAAGCCAGACCCGGTCAGGAGTGGCTACAGCGTGGTCGATACGGTCACGCTGGAGGAACGCGAACTCTCCGTACATGACGCAAACCACCGCTTGCAGCAGGAATGCAACTCCCTGCGGGCGAAACTGCGAAACATGGAGGAGCAGATCAAGAAGTTGCAGATCGAACGCGACCTGCTCATGCAGATCGTTCTCAAGAAGTAAGCCACATACGGCTCACTTCCACCTGTGGCTCGTTTTCCCCCTCTCCCTCCCCTCTTGGGGAGCAGAAAGGAAGAAACGCCATGAAGTCAGTCGTAGACATCGCTCGCAAGATCGCGTGGGAGACTCGCAGGGACGAGATCGCTGCGGGTCGTCGCGTCCGCTCCAAGACTTGGGGCAAGAAGTCGCGTGATCCCCGCAAGGCACGACGCGAAAGCAGGCGCGAACTCTCGCGTATGTAGAGCGCGCCCAAGCAGCCGCCTCGTTTTCCCCCTGCCCCGCTCCCGTTGGGTCAGCCCCAAAGGGGCAGAAAGGACGCTGCAACATGAAGAAGCAGCACGACGCGGGTTTCGGGTGCATGGGGGACACGGTGGAGGTGGAGGCGCGTGTGACCGGCAAGGGCGGGCGGTCGTGGACGAGCCTCGACCGCAAGGTGGAGGCGGAGGGGCAGAGCCTCGCCTACATGGGTCGCCTGTGGTTCTGCGGCAAGGTCTGGGAATGCCCGACCCCTGAAACCGCCCTCGCCTGAAGCGGCGGAACCGTCCCCGAAGGGGAGCCGAAAGCGGCTCCCCTTCCTCATTTGGTGAACTAGGCAGCCGTATCGTTTTCCCCCTGCCTCGCTCCCGTTGTGGTGTAGCCCCAACGGGGCAGAAAGGATACGCAAGAATGGACAAGCAGCAGAAGATGTCGGCTCTCGCGCAGATCATCGGGAGCAACCCGCAGAAGGCGGAGTTCGCGGCGAGCCTCCTGGGTGCGCTGGCGAAGGGCAACCCGACCCCCAAGCAGGCGGAGTGGATCGACCGCCTCATCAACGAGGAAGCGAACCCCGTCCCGTCGCTCACGCTCGCCCCGCTCGTGGAGGCGTTCCGCGCAGCGGCGCAGGCGGTCAAGTTCCCGAAGGTCGTCGTGGAGGCTGACGGCGTGGAGTGGACGCTCTCGTACACTCGCCCCGACTCCGACAAGGCGAAGCCCGAGAACAAGGACACGGTGGGCATCGCATCGGGCAAGTGGGGCGACCCCGCCGCGAAGTGGGCAGGGCGCATCCTCGCGGATGGCACGGTGAAGTGGGGCAAGGACGCGACCCCCGCTCTCGCGGACGCCATCGCCGCCATCCCGACCGCTCCGCTCCCCCTCAAGACGCGGAAGTGAACAGCGGAGGGGCGGGAGTCGAAAGGCTCCCGCCCCTCGTTTTCCCCCTGCACCGCACCCGTTGTGGTGTAGCCCCAACGGGGCAGAAAGGATCGAACGATGCCCAAGTGGATCGTCGGAACGCAGTACATGGAGAACTACGGCGACAGCGAGAAGCCGTACTGGAAGGCGAAGGGCGGCAGCGACTACGCCGTGGAAGCCGCAACCGCCGCCGATGCGGAGCGCGTGGTGCAGGAGAAGAAGTGCCACAAGACCGACTACTCCGAGGAGTACATCATCGGCACCACGATCCCCTACGAGCAGTTCGTGCAGGAGTGCCGCGACCACCCGTGGATGATCGAAGGGGTCGAAACAGTCGCCTAATCAACGGGAGCCACACGGCTCCCCATCCTTTCCGCCCTGTCCCCCTAAAGGAGGACGGGGCGTGTTTCTTTGCATAGGCAGAAAGCCGGTATGGAAGAAAGCAGCGAACAGAGACAGCCGGTATCGAAAGAGTTTGCAGAATCGGACAGCCGGTATGGAAGCATCCAAACCAACGGTCTGAATCCATCCAAACCAACTGGGCAGCATGGCAGGTAGCCAAAGGGTCGTACACTATACCCCCCACCCGGGGGTGCTTATATAGGGGTGATTTGGCTGGAGGGGGATACCTTAGCCCCTCTTCTCTTTTTTGTAATAAATCCTGGTTTAAAAAATAGGGGCATAAAAATATAAGATTTATGATTTTGAAAAAAGGGGGATACCTTAGCGGGAGTGTATGAATGGTAATATTTTATTTTTACGGGGGGTGTGTAAATGCAGGAACAGACTGATGTTATACACAAGCAGCTTGTGGGTTACGGGATAGAGATAGGGCTTCTTATTTCAGGTTTCTTTGGGGCTTTGCTCCTTGTTTCGAAGAACGCATCGCAGCGCATGGGGGCAACGGTTGCGTCGCTTCTTGCGGGAACTGCGTGTGCAAACTACCTGACGCCTGTGGTCCTGAACTTTCTTCCTGAATCCATCAGGGCTCAAGGAAAGTACGCTGCTGCCTTCATGATGGGATTCATGGGGTTAAAGGGCTTGGAGCTGATGATAGACA